ACTTCGCAACGTCGGCCGCCAAGCACCTAGCCGCAGGGATGCCCCGAGCCACTGAAGAGCAAGTCGCCGAGCGGTTTGCTATCTGCCAGGCGTGCGAGCACTTCGACGGCAAGGCGTGCCGGAAGTGTGGCTGCCCCATCGTTCGTGAAAAGCAGTACATCTCGAAGCTGTCGTGGGCCGGAGAATCCTGCCCAGTGGGCAAGTGGGGTCCGGCGAAAAACGCCGTTGACACGCCGTAGCCTACTCCCCGATACTACGGTATGCCCTCGGATCACCACTTCACGATCGCCGGCATCCGCTGGCTCTGGAGGTACACCAGGCTCAAGGGCAAAGCCGCCGGCTGGACGGTCTACGGCGACGGCAAGAAGAAGGCATCGCCGAAGATTCTCATCGACCAGGGGCTCGCCGGACGTAGCCGCCTCGAAATAGAGATTCACGAAGCCTTGCACGCCTGCTTTCCGCAGCAGAGCGAGGAATCCGTCACCGAGACTGCCAGGGACATGGCGCGAATCCTCTGGACTCTGGGGTATCGCATAGATGACGAAAAAGCCCCTGCGGCTGGTTGAGCGATTGAAAGCTCTTCCTCCGCAACGCAAGCACGGCCCGAAGAGTTGGCTCGAAAAACTGCCGCCCGAGGTGGCCCAGGAGGTCATCGAGGCGAGGGCGGCGTGGCGAGCAGGCGAGATCGATCGGTCGGGGCGAAGCCTGGCCGCTGAGATTCACGAGGACATCACGTCCAGGGGATTCACCATCTGCGGCACGGAGCGGCTGCGCGAATGGCTGTCCAACAACTGAAGGATCGCCTCAAGGCGAAGAACCCTCCGGCCGGCGCGGAGCAGGTCACGCAGGCGACCGTCGGCGACGTCGTCGAGGCCCGCTCCACGAGCCGTCGCATCAAGACGGTGGATGACTTAGTTCGTCATATCGAAGTCGATATGACGAAGTATGACGTCGCCGCCTCTGAGGCGACATCTTGGAACTGCGGCGACGGCAACGGCGGGACGCTCGAACTGCACCGCGTGTTCGTGAGGCTCAAGCCCAAGGCGGGGCCGAGCGTCACCGAGGCCGTCGAGGCGATGATCGCCGCTGCGAAACGAGAGTTGCGCAGGCCCGTCACTAAGAAACCGCCGAAGCGCGAAGGGCTCTGGCAAGTGCTCGTCATCGGCGACTGCCACATGGCGAAGTACGCCTGGGCGAAGACGACCGGCCCCGCCGGCGGCGGAGACTACGACCTCGACATCGCCGAGCGGCGGGTGCGCGAGGCTGCCGGAGAACTACTAGACACCGGCGACGCTCACAAGCCGGCCCGCCGCACGATCGCGTTCGTCGGCGACATCTTCCACTACGACACGCCGACGGGGACGACTACATCCGGCACTCCGCTGGAGCGGGACGGCCGCCTCCAGAAGATGATCGAGGTCGCCTGCGACACGCTCCTCGGCGTCATCGAGCGTTCTGCCTCGTCCTGCCTCACCGACGTCATCGTCGTCAACGGAAACCACGACGAGACGTTGAGCTATGCGTTCCAAAGGATCGCCGCCGAGCGGTTCCGCAATGACCGCCGTGTCGACGTGCGGCTCGACTACACCAGCCGCCAGTACGCCTGTCACGGCAAAAACCTCCTCGGCTTCTGCCACGGCCACCGCGCCAAGCGGAAACTCCCGCAGATCATGGCCCTGGAGAAGCCGACCGAGTGGAGCGGCAGCGTCTGCCGCGAGTGGCACACCGGCCACTTCCACTCCCAGGCGGCTGAATGGCAACGGCCGATCGAGACGCTGGACGGCGTGATCGTCCGCGTCTGCCCAAGCCTGTCGGCCGCGGACGACTGGCACTCTGAGAACGGCTTCCTGGGGAGCCGTCAGGCGATGGAGACGTTCCTCTACCGCCCAGAGGGTGGCCTGGTCGCCATGCACGTCGCGGAGCCCGCATGATCTCTCCCACCTACACCGACCTTGACTGGCTCCGCCTGGCGTTCGCCGCCGCCGCCGAGCACTCGCACGACCCCAGCACGCAGAACGGGGCGATCCTTGTGCCGACAGGGGCGTCGTATGCGGCCGTCGCGGCCAACGAGTTCCCCGCCAATGTCTTCAGGACGCCCGAGCGGCTGACCAGGCCGGTCAAGTACCGCTGGATCGAGCACGCGGAGCGGAACGCGATCTACGCCGCCGCGAAGATGGGCACGAAGACGGCCGGCGCGACGCTCTACTGCTGCTGGTTCGCCTGCCCCGAGTGTGCGAGGGGCATCATCCAGGCCGGCATCAAGGAGGTCGTGGGCCACGTCCTGCCCCGGTCGCTGACGCCGCTCCGCTGGGAGCCCGAGGTCGCCCTCGGAGAGGCCATGCTGACCGAGGCCGGCGTCTCGATGCGGTGGCTGGCCGGAGACATGGGGGTCACGATCCTGTTCGACGGCAGGAGGATTTCCGTATGATCATTGGAATCTGCGGCGCGGCTGGGGCGGGCAAGGACACGGCGGCCCTCCGCCTCCGCGACCACGGCTTCTTCCGGGTCGCGTTCGCCGACCCAATCTATGACATGATCGCCGCCATGACCGGCATGACGGTCGAGGAACTGTCGGATCGCGACCGCAAGGAGCAGGAAATCCCCTGGCTGGGCAAGTCGCCGCGCCAACTGCTCCAGAGCCTTGGCACCGAATGGGGCCGCCAGCACGTCTCTGAGGACGTCTGGGTGCGGATTGCGTTGCGGACGGCCAGGATTGCCAGACTGTCAGTCATCCCCGACGTTCGGTTCGACAACGAGGCCAAGGCGGTTCGAGCCGCCGGCGGGTCGGTGTGGCGGGTGGTTCGGCCGGGCGTTTCCTGCCTGGACGCCTCGTCGGCCCGCCACTCCAGCGAACGCGGCATCTCGCCGGAACTGATCGACGAGTTGATCCTGAACGACGGGAGCCTGGAGAGCCTGAAAGGCCGCGTGGATGCCGCCCTCCAGAAGGCTACGGCCAGATACAATGGAGGTATGCACGCCTCGTGTGGGCACTAAAGCCCCGCAACGCACAAGGAGGTTCCCGTGAGTGAGCCGAAGATTCGGCGGAAGTTCAAGGCCATTCCCGTCACGCTGACGACGGTCGTCGAAGCGGCCACGACCCTGCGGTGGGACGACGTCGCCGGCGGCACCCTGGAGATGGGCACGTCCTCGACGGCGGCCTCCCAGACAATTCGCATCTGGGCCAGCGACGCGGTGACCGGCCAGTTCGGGCGGCTCTACAAGGCCGACGGCTCGGCGGCCGACATCACGCTGGCACCGAGCAGCACCGAGGCGCGCGTCTACGCCCTGCCCGACGAGGTTTACGGGTGCGGCGCGATCAAGATCGTCGCCGGCACGACGCACTCGACCGCGGCAACGTGCATCGTGACTCTGAAGACGTGAGGTTCCGATGAGCGGGACCGACGTAAGCGACACGCTGAAGACGATTCTGGAGCGCTGGGGTTTCCCAACCTTGGTGGCGATAGCGGCCGGCGTCGTTTTGAGGAACGACGTCCTGCTACCCCTCGTCGAGCAGCACTCTGCGTTTCTGAGGACGGTCGCAGAGAGCCAGAAAGAGATCGCCGACGCGGTCAAGGAGCAGACCAGGCTGCTCTACGCACTTCAGCCCAGAAGCGGAGACACCCAGAAGGAGAAGACAGATGCCGTACCGTGATTCAGAGTCGAAGGGTGGAAAAATCCGCATCAAGAACTCCGCCACTGCGGGCGAGGCCAAGCCGGCCCTGGTCGGCGGCGAACTCGCGCTCAACAGCGCGGACGGCGTGCTCTACCACCGCGACGGCCAATTCCCCAGCGCCACCGGCTTCAAACGGATCGTCTCCTTGACGCAATCTGCCTACGGCGCCCTGGCGCCGGCTGCGGACACGCTGTACGTCGTCACGCCGGACCCGTCCTGACAGAGAAGCTGTAGCGCCGGCATGGGCATCAGACTAGGCAACACCACCGCGAGCTTGTACCTGGGCAGCACGCCGGTTGCGGCGTACTTGGGGGGGGCTCAGGTCTATTCGGCGGCGGCCACGCTGTATTTCGACGGTGCCGTCGATGGCGATTGGACCGAGGTCGGCAACTGGTGGCTGGATGACGAACACACACAGGCGGCGGGGAGGCTGCCAACCAGTGCCGATAGCGTGGTGGCGACGGCAAGCATTTTAAGCAATAGCGGGCCGGCTCCAACCGTCAATGCGTTTGAGATCGACGGCAATGGCATTTCAATTAATATTGCATTCACTGTGACTGGCCTGGCGGTGTGGAAAACCAATTCTGTTGGTGGCTCCAGCATGAATTTGACCGGCAACGCCGAATGGAACGGGACCAACGGAAACGCTGGCACTATCAACGGCAACGCCACATTTAACGACACTACGTTCAACGATGGCACCGTAAACGGCAACGCCACATTCAACGGCAGTGGTTCTATAGGCAGTGGAACCGTCACCGGAACGACCACCGACAACCGCTGACCAGCGGCACATCACCTACTGTAGAGCCGTTCTCATGCCCATGTCCCCCCGACTCTTGCGGCCCGTGCAGCGCGGCGGCAACTTCGCCACGGATGCAGCGGCCCGCTCATACATTGAGGCCGTGCGAGTAGCAGACGGCGGCCAGTACATGGAGCCGGCCGTCCAACGGGCCATTGATGCGTTTATCATTGGCCTAAAGGCGGATTCGATTTTCACCCCGATAAAGGCCGCCTGCATCCTCATGGGCGCTCGCACGCTCGCCGGCGCGCTGACGCCGCTTGTTGGCGGTGCGCCGACAAACGTCAACAATAATTTCGTATCCGGCGACTATGACCGCAAGCGGCTGGCCGGCAATGGTTCCACCAAGTACCTAGACATCAACAGAGCGAATGATGCCGACGGCAGGGACGATTATCACCTGTCCGTGTTCATCGAAACAGTGCAGACTGGGTCGAACACTTTCTACGCCGGCTCCGCCAACGCCACCGCTGGCACTTCGCAGATAGGTTTCAGCGGCTCCGCCCCAGGCGGGTCATGCCGCACTCAATCCTTACGCGCCGCCGGCACTTCTGCCGTCGGGTTTCTTGGCGTTTCTAGGTCTGTCAGCACCGGATACGCCATGCGAAATGGTGGGTCAAGTTACCCGCAGACGCAACTCGCAACTGCGCCGTCAAGCGATCCGACGTATGTGTTCGCCAGGTTTCAGTCTGGCAGCGCAAACGGCATCAGCAATGGAAGGCTCCAGTGGTATTCGACTGGGTCGTCCATCGACCTCGCGTTGCTAGAGGCCCGGCTCAAAACGCTCTCTGACGCGATTGAGGCTGCCATCCCATGACGCTCGGCGACCTCACGCTCCCGATCTCCTACGCCGACGCACGGCAGTGGGCGTTAGTGTTCACGCCGCAACTCGCGGCCCGGCTTGCCGAACTGCACGCCGAGCATGGCTCGCGTCTGTGTCGCCCGGTGCCGCGTGTGCTGACCGATGGGAGGCTGATGCTCTCGGCCGACGTTCTCACCGAAGTCGGGCCTGGCGGGCTGTTGGAGAAAATGTGGGAGGCGGCTGACAAGACTGTGTTGAACGCCCATGTGACGGTGATGCCGTGGTCCGAGGCAGTGGCGTTGCTGCCGGCCGAGTGACGCTACACCACACAAGGTACGGCCATGCCGCCCGTTGCCGACGACCTGCTCAAGCGGCTGCGGTTGCTCTCGGGCCTCCACATGGGCACGGACCTCGTGTCTCGCCTCGCCGACGCCGAGCGATACCAAGAGCAGCAGCGGCAAGCACTGGCCGAGGCCGCAGACGAGATTGAGCGACTGCGGGCGTGCTGCAAGGCAACGCCCCCCCGTCGTGCCACGGCTAGGAAACCTTCGGTAGCACGTCAGGCGCCGAAAGACCCTTCACGATCCGTGGGTCGAGGTATCTCCTCGTAGTCGTCGGGTTCGCGTGATCGAGCAGTTGCTGCGCGTCACCGCCGGCCGCACGGTAGTACGAGGCCGTCGTTTTTCTGATCTTGTGGAACTTGTCCTTACGGTCATGCGGCAGGCCGGCACGCTTGAGGATGATCTCCAGCCGCGTCCAGAGGTACGTCCACGATCTGGGCCACGGCCAGACGAGGTCGTTCGCAGATCGCGAGCATCGAATCTGGTCGAGTGCGGCCTGAGTCTCCTCGGAAATCTCGCGGAGGATGTCGCGCCGCCGCCCCTTTCGGTTCTCAGCGGCGAACAGGATCGCCTTGCCATGGACGTTTCGCCAGCGTGTCGACATAACGGAAGTCACTCGCTCGCCCGTGTCGTAGCATGCGAGCAAGAGTGCTCTCCAAAAGGCGGCGGCAGGGATGCCGTCGTAGTTCGTCTTCTCTTGGGCCGCCGAGTCGAGCAGCCGCTGAAACTCCTCGGTCAGCCATGCCTCCGGCACTCGCTCCGGCACCCGGACGACCGGCATCAGCGGCCAAGTGTCCGATAGCTTCCGGCGGGCCGCGAACTCCCAGAGGGCGCGCAACTGAGCCCGATCCTTCGCCGCCGTAGCCGCAGCCCGCTGCCTGACCCTGTGAGCCAAGAATCGAGCGACGGTCAACTCCTCAAGGTCGGCCACCGTCGGCTCGTGGCCCAGGAAATCCCCGAAGGCGTCGATCGTGAACCCGTATACCAGAATCGTCCGGTCGGACAGGCTTCGCAGCGGCGCGTAGAAGTCTCGCAGCAGTGTGGTGAGTGTCATGGTGGCAGTCCCCCTCCAGGGTGCCACATCCTTGCGGGTGGTGGGGCTACGCCTCTTGCGGTAGCCAGGCGGGCCTGAGTTTTTTTGGCGTCAAATGCACAACATCCGTCACCCTCAAGTGCGGCCACTGGGCACCGATGGTCATCCGCCACTTGGCCCTGGCCGCAGACTTCGCGGCAGCGGCCGAATCGGCGTAAACGACAACCTCGTCGGCGTCCTCGACGCCACGATCATCCCAATACACGGCGAGAACGAACTTTCTCCTGGTCATGCCGAGCCTCCTTGCGGGTTGTGTTGGCTACGGCATGAGTC